ACTTTCCTTTATATGACATACATATATTAACAGGATCAATTTAAAAACTATTTAGATGGCAATAAAATCGGAAGACTTACACTTAAGTATACCTAATGCGAGTCCGATATTTTCGAAACTAGCAATATCAACTCAGTTTAAAGTTGCTCTAAATCTTGTCCGTAGAAGTCAAGTTGGAGACAATGTAGGACTGTTTGAATACTTAACTAATTGTGGTTTGTTTATTGATACTAATTCTTCAGATCAAAAATATGATTTCTTATGTTCCGAAGCATCTTTGCCTGGTTCTAACTTTAATATTTCTGAAGAACTTGGAAGTCGTCAAGGAATGACAGAAAGATTCGCATCGAGAAGAATATATAACGAATTTGATTTAACTTTTTATATTGATGATGACTATAATACTTTGAGAATGTTTGAAGAGTGGATGAATTTTATCAATCCAGTTTACAATGAATCAAATGGAAGATATGATGGATCTGAGGCAAGTCAATTAGGTGCATATCAAGAGAGAAATACATATTCAAGATTTAGATATCCAGATGATTATCGTAGAAAAGTATCAATAACTAAATTTGAAAGAGATTTTTTACAGAATCCAAATGATAGAAACAATAAGTTTAAAAATATGCCATTGTTGACATATCATTTTATTGATACATTCCCAGTGAATATCAATGCTGTTCCTCTATCATATGCAGGTAGCACCGTATTGCAAGTAACTGTTGTTTTCACTTATTTGAGACATACAATAGAGAAACATAGTAACTTACAAACGACTGTAAGGGAAAATATTACTAATGGACAACAAACACAAGTGAACCCACTTAGACCAAAAACAGTTGGTAATGAAATCTCACCAAGTACAAATGATCCAAATCCGACTAAACCAGTAGGATTCGTACGTGGTGAACCATATTATGGGCCTTTCCATCTTCATGAGGAAAGGGATGATAATGGTGATATAATTAGAATTATTAAGATGGTTGGTGCAGTTCATCTTCCTTATCCCCATTCTATAATATATGATACAGTTGGGGAAAGTTTATCTTCTGATAGTGTCATTGTTGGTGATCCAGTGACAGAGGTTAATCCTCCTGCACAAGAGCAAGAGCAAGAGCAAGAGCAAGAACAGGGAGGACAACAAGGAGGACAAGAACAGGGAGAACAACAAGGAGGACAAGAACAACAACAGGATACCACAGCACCATCAGCACCATCTAATCTATCAATAGTCACTGGTGCATCTGATAATACACCAACAGTGACAGGTAATGCAGAGGCAAATAGCACTGTTAAATTATTCAATGGATCTGCATTACTTGCTAGTACAACGACAAATTCAAGTGGATCATTCTCTGTTACAGTTTCTAGTGCATTATCAAATGGCACATATACATTTACATTAACAGCAACTGATGCTGCAAATAATGTTTCAAATTCCACTAGTATTTCACATACAATTAATTATACTCCTCCTAGTGGTGGTGGTGGCGGTGGATACGGTTACTAAAACCTTGCTATATACAATACTGAATAGAATATCATGCCTTTACCAAAGATAGCGACCCCGACTTATGAATTGGTTTTACCATCAACGGGAAAGAAAATTAAATACAGACCATTCCTTGTGAAGGAGGAAAAAATATTAATTCTTGCACTAGAGAGTGAAAATCAAAAGCAAATTACTGATGCAATTAAATCTACTTTAAGAGCTTGTATTGAAACGAAAGGAATAAAAGTAGATGATCTTCCTACATTTGATATTGAATATGTTTTCTTAAATATAAGAGGAAAATCTGTAGGTGAATCATTAGATGTTTTAATAACTTGTCCTGATGATGGTAAGACTACAATTGAATCTAAAATTTATATTGATGAGATAAAAGTTGAAAAACAAAAAGATCATAGTCGTGATGTTAAATTAGATGAAAATTTAACTCTTAGAATGAAGTACCCATCGTTGAATCAATTTATACAAAATAATTTTGATTTCTCAACTAAAGAGATGTCATTTCAGGATTCTATGGATATAATCGCATCATGTATTGATGTTGTATTTAACGCAGATGAATCTTGGGCAGCATCTGATTGCACTAAAAAGGAATTGAATAGTTGGTTGGAAACTTTAAATTCAAGTCAATTTAAAGAAGTTGAAAAATTCTTTGAGACTATGCCTAGATTAAAGCATACAGTCAAAGTGGTTAATCCAAATACAGAAGTTGAAAGTGAAGTGACGTTGGAGGGATTAACAAGTTTTTTCGGGTAGTCATGGCTCATATAAGTCTTGAGTCATATTTCAAACTTAACTTCTCCATGATGCAGCATCATAAATATAGTTTGACTGAAATTGAAAACATGATGCCTTGGGAGAGAGACATATATGTTGGACTATTAAATCAATACATTGAAGAGCAAAATTTAAAAGCACAACAATCGAATATGTAAATGATAACACCTAATATTTCACCAAGAAGAGTTACAAGTAATGCAGCTGCAGGATTATTTTCTGCTGCAAGAACTTCCATTAGGGGTACACAAACAAATACACAATCGATTATAAGGTCATCACCAGATCTAACAAAAGAACAAACATTTGGAATCAACTATGTTGATTTTTTTGGATCAAAGAAAAATTCTAAGATCTTAAAGAAAAGTATGAAGACAGTTAGAGATTCTATGGTAGATACTTTTGGAATAGCTAAAGTTTTGAAAGACTCTATAAAAGGAAAGGATGGTGTTTTTGGTATAATAGGAAAAATTTTTGGTGGTATAAAAGGATTAGCTGGTGGTCTTGCTTTACTAGCACTTCCCTTTATAAAAGGTTTCTTAGGGTTACTTGCAGTTGGTGGAATAGGAGGATTATTATTTGCATTTAAGGATAAGATCATTGAATTTTTCAGTGATAGGGCATCAGGAATTACTAAATTTTTATCTAATCTGATTGAAGATGTTGTTTTTGATAAATTAGCAACAGGAGAAGATAGGGAACTTAGAATTGAGAGTCAGGAAAGAGTTAGATTAAGAACCAAAGAATTAACTCAAGAAGGAAAAACAGAATTTCAAGCAAGAGAGGCAGCTGTTAATGAAGAAATATCAACTTTAGAAGATCAAAGACAAAAATTATTAACTGGAAAACAAGATGTACAGACCAAAAGAAAGATAGATTCACTAGATCGTAGAATTAAATTTTTACAAACTGGTAAAACTCAACTACCTATGAATCAGGTGGGCCCTATAAAGTTTATCCAAAACCCCTTCGATACTATCGGAAAACTTATAAAAAATTTTGGTAGGGAAAGGTTAGGTAGTTTTATAAGTCCTGATGCACTTTTTCCTGTAGATGTTGGAGAGTTGACAGGAAAGGATAGATTAGAAGCAATCAAACAATCTCTCACTCAATTTGGTGAGATAGGAGATATTGGATTAGTAAGAAATCTTCTTAGTCAGGTTAAAGAGGATGATGTTAGTCCCGATCAATTTCAATTCGTGCAAGATGTTCTCAAATTTCTTGAGATGGGTGGAGATCCAGTAGAAGGTTTTGGTAGTGATGAAGATAAAAGAAAACAATTCATAGATGCAATTAGCGGTGGAGATCCAGTAGAAGGTTTTGGTAGTGATGAAGATAAAAGAAAACAATTCGTAGATGCAATTAGCGGTGGATCAAATATTATAAAAGGTTTACCAAATATAAGTAAAACAAAGACTGATAATTCTGCAAACCTTGGTAGAGGTGGTAATAAAGTTGCAATGCTCCCTATGAATACTGGTTCAAGTGGAGGATTAACTAGAGATGATCGTAGAGTGTCTGATGGTAGTTCACCTACACATCAAATTCATGATCCATTTGACAGAGACAATATGTTTAATATTATTAACAGAAATTCTTTGGGAATCATAGGATAATTATATGGAAAAATTAAATCCATTAATCGGAAAACCCGCCATAGGATCTTTACGATTCAATAAGCGAAGTGAATTTGATAAATTTTTAAAATTTATTAAATTCGAAACAAAAGAATTAAAAGGAAAAGAATCAGGAATAGGACAGAGTATTAAAAAATTTGTACCAGCTGCTGCTGGCGGTTTTGCTGCTTTTGGTATTGGTGCTTTATTGGCATTAAGAAAAAGAAAGGACGATCCTAAATTTTTTGAATCAGGAATCATACCAGGTAAACGACCAATCCAGTCTACTACACCTGGCAACGTGCGTAAAACAGCTAGTAAAACAGATATACGTGCAGTCCAAAGGAAAAATACAAAAAGAAGACTTGATCGTACTAGGTCTGATAAAGGTTTTTTTAATAAGTATAGACCAGGATATACAAAAGATATTGGAACAAGAATTGAAGAGGCAAAAGCAGATCCAAAGAAAGCAGAGGCATTAAAAAAATCAAAAATTAATCCTACGAGAAGTAGGATTACATTCTCTCAAGAGGTTACTAGTGACGTTATTAGGAAAGAAAAAGAAATAGTTAAAAAGTTTTTTACGAATCAAGATAGTCTTGTTAAAAAGAATGCAAAATTGGGAGATGATTTTTTAAAAAAATTAAATGAGGCAATAGGAAAGGACAATCCACTTTTTAAAGGAGATACAATAGATGACACTCTTAAAAAACTAGGTCTTCCTCTGGATGATGTATCTAAATTTGAGAAGAAACTTCAAGGAGGAAAATTTAATATCAAAGATTTTTTTGATATAGGTAAAACAGTTGATAAAAAAGTAACAACATCTACAAGAGGATTAACTGGTTCTGATATAGGGATGGATTTTCTTAATCAAAGAGTGTTCGGAGGTGCAACTGCAGATCAAATTGATGATGCAATCTTAAACTTCAGATCTGGTAAAAATCAATTAAACGTTGATTCATTTAGAAGATTCACTGAGGGTGAAACAATATCAGATCCAATGAAAAGGGTTGGACAGAGAAGAACTAGTACGATATCTACTAATCCAGTTAGATCTGGTGCTTTAGCTAAATTTTTTAAAAGAATGAGGCCTGGTGGAGTTAAATTCACAACTTCTAGACTTAGAGATTTTCTTCCTAGAGGAACAACATCACTTATTGGTAAAACTATAAATAATCCTTTTGTCAAAATACCATTGTTTCTTTACGAACTTTTTGGTGCGTTTAGTGAGGGTACACAAATAGTTAATTTAAAGAATAATATTGTCACTAGTCTTATTGATCTAGGAATTGCTGTCAACAATATTATAAATGCAGATGATCCTTCTAAGATGAGACTCTTTATAAGTGAACCTAGTGCTCCAAAATTTAAATCATTTCAAAAGGAAAGGAATCGAAAGATAATGAGATTGAAAGAGGCACAAAATAATCAAGCAAATAACATTATTGTTCCGATGAATTTAGATAATGAGCAACAAGGAGGCCCACTTAACATTCCAAATGTTTCATCGAGTTCCTCTTCTAGTGTTGCTTTTAATACTGATCAGTTAAATATAGGTGACATGGTATTCTTATCTAAACTTAGTGCAGGTTAATGGCTCTATCAAATCAAGTTCTTAAATATAATCACGTTTTAATACAACGTTCAGGTATAAGTGATGATGGTACAAAATCAAAACCATTTGATCTCACGAGTGGACTTCAATTTACAAAGTACTATGAAAGTTTAACTAGTCCTGTCATAACGATGACAATGACTTGTAGATTTGATGTTGATATGGTAAATGGTTTACCGATTCGTGGTGGTGAGATGATTGCGATAGATATGGATACTCTTGCTGGTAACTTTAAATTTGGTAAAGTTGATTCTGATGGTAAGATAACGCCAGGTTCTGGAGAACTTTATGTTTATAAGGTTGCAGATGTAAAACAACCTGCGACAGCACAGGAATTTACTTTACACATAACATCTTTAGAACATTTTTCAAATGAAACTTCAAGGTGTATGAAAAGATATAAGAGTTCTACAATAGATGAGCATGTTAGAGATATTTTAAAAAATACATTACGTGTGGGAGATGAAAAAATTGCTGTGATTGAAAAGGTAAACAACTCATATGAGTTCATTGGTAATACAAAAAAACCTTTTCATGTTATTCAATGGTTGTGTCCAAAATCAGTTGATAGTTCTAAATCAAATGTAAGTGGTAGTGGTAAGCAAGGGAAAGCAGTGGGAACTGTTGGATTTTTATTCTATGAAAATCAGAATGGATTTAATTTTAGAAGTTTAAACTCTTTAGTTTCAAGAACAAAAATAGGTGCATCTAATGCCAATGCAAAAATTCAAGGAAGTGAAATACATGGCCCTTACATTTACAGAGGGAATAATGCATCTAGGAATTTATACAACCTTGATGAAAATTATGTAATCAGTGAGTTTTATGTAAATAAAAATATTGATATGAGAAAAGCACTGAGTGTGGGGCAGTTTGCAAGTAGTACAATCTTTTTCAATCCAATAAATCAATTATTTTCTGTTTACAATTATAAACTATCAGATAACTTAGAAGAAAGATTAGGTAATAAAGAAGAGAAAACTAAAACAGAAGAGGTTGTAAAATTAAGAGATCACGTAAGTAGATTATTTGCAAGGGTTTCCGATCACGGTGTTATGGGAATAGGAGAATTAGGACTTGAGTATTCAGGTAGAGATTTTGCAGATCAGGCAAAGGCAGCTGCGAGGTACAACAATTTATTTGCACAATCATTGAATATTCAGGTTCCATTAAACACAAACCTCAAAGTAGGTGATATAATAAATTGTGAGTTTCCTAAATTAAGAGGTCGGACAACAAAGGAAATGGACAGAAGTAATGAGAGTGCAAGTGGAAATTATCTAATCTCTGCATTGCAACATAACTTAAAACCAAATGCTTGTGAAACTACCTTACATTTAATCCGTGATTCTTATGGGTATTTCCCAGTCAAATCATCTGAGAATGAACCAGTAAGTAGTGGTAATGATAAGATTCAACCTTTCCCTGTTAGAAGAGAAGATGGAAAGTATACCACCACAGGAACTAACTCTATACTTCCACTTGGAGGAGTTTAACATTTAAATTAGCACATAAATACTAATGTACATACTGTACACGGAGGCAAAATTATGAAAACCATAGAAGACCACATTCAACACGACAAGGAACTTCTTGCCGATCCAAATACATCTGAGCCAATGAAAAGGCACACAATAGAAGAGTTACACGAACTTGAAGTTTATGCTGATCATCACCACGATGAGATTGAAGCAGGTGATCATCACGATCCAAATGCTTTAGAATTATTCTGTGAAATGCACCCTGACGAACCAGAGTGTTTAGTATATGACGATTAATGGATTCACTCACTACTTTAGGAAAAACTAATTATATCGGGAAGGATGGATTCCATTGGTGGATAGGCCAAGTTGCTCCTCCAAAATCATGGAAGGGCATAAATGCTTATGTTTCAAGAAAAGGATACGCACAAAATCGTTGTAAAGTTCGTATCATTGGGTATCATCCTTTTGATGAGGAGGGAAATGTCCTTCCTGATGATGATTTACCTTGGGCAGAATTAATGTTAGATCCCAGAGTAGGATCTGGACAGGCACAACTCAATGAAACTTCTGTTCTTGCTGGTGGAGAGATATGTATTGGTTTTTTCCTAGATGGTGATGATGCACAGCAACCAGTGATTATGGGACTTCTTCCAAAATTTGATCAGATTCCAGATGAAATTAGTAATCAAGAAATTGATAGCGTAAAGAGTAGTGGATTCAGGGCCTTTAGTGCTGATCTTCAATCTTCAGACAGAAATCCTGGTAATCATATGTTAGGCCCACTAAACCCAGTACAACCATTGGGTAATGAAATTGCGAGGAGGAATAATCTTGAAAGTGGAAATGAACTTCAATTAAGAGATAGGGAATATGAGTTCCAATACCAAGAGGATTTAGCACTTTCCTTATCTGAGACAGAATCTAGTGAGGAAGAATTTAGAGCAAATGAGGGTGAGAGATTCAATCAATTCCAAAAAGTAAAATTAAATAAATCGAATAAGAAATGCAGAAAGGGCCCTGCCCATGATGGAAAAGGTGGACTACTTAAGGGTGGAGCAACTGCATCATGTAAGTTTGAAGAAGACAATACAAAAACCACAACTCATTTTAATCCTTGTGATGACTCTGCTATCGGAAAGATAAACAATTTACTTGGTGATTTTCTAAAAGCTGCCAGAACTTATGAGAGAATTGAAGATAGTTTTATAGATCCTCTCACAAATATGATTGTTGATATGGATGCAGAACTTGAATACTTACAACAACAAACTTCTGGATTTGTGAAGGGAATGATTAATGAATTAAAGTCTTCATTTTTGAAGGGTTTAAATAAGAAGTTTAAAAAATTTCTTTCAAAGCAAAAGAAAAATGCATCAAAATCATTCTTTAACGACAAATCAGTGAAGAAAGGTTTTAGTAGCATTATGAACATAATTAACTGTGCTTTTGGTGCTGCACTTGCAGGACTTGGGGGTTTCCTCAAGAATATGTTTAAGAATCTTCTTAATAAAACATTCAATGCAGCAGTTTGTGCTATAGAACAGTTGACTGCAGGAATCTTTGCAAAGATTTTTGATACTCTGGAGGGTGCTTTGGGTACAGTAATGAGTGGATTAAACTGGTTAGTGGGTGGATTGGGATCAGTTTCAAAAGCATTGAGAGGAGCAAGTAGTTTAGCAAAAAAAATTCTTGATTTTATCGGATGTGTTTTGCCTGAGTGTGAAAAACCAACTACTTACAGAACTGGAACAGGTACAAAGACACAAGCAGAGACAAACTTTGAAGAACTCACTAAAAAAGCAAATGTCATATCGGGATTAGGAGATTCATTAGCAGAACAAAGATCTAAAACAAAGAGAAGGATACAAGATGCAGTTGATAGAGTTCTTGGTAATCCAACTCAGACAGATATAGAAGGAGTAGCAGCTGATGCTAATGTATCTTTGGAAAGAGCAGAGGCTATTCTTAGAGGAGAATCGGAAATTGTAATTGGTGGAGACACAGATTTATCAACACTTGATGATGGTTTAGGAATAGATGCAGCAATAGACAAGTTATCAATCTTTGGAGATGAGGATCTTCTCTTTGCAGACTGCACTGAGAAAAGTAATAATCCAAATACTCAAGATGATCTCACTCCAGTAAGGCCAGGATTCATTTACTCTAAATGTATACCACCAGATTATCAGGTTAATGGATCAGGTTCAGGTGCAGAGTTATTAATTGTTGTTGGTAATGATCGTAGAATATTCTCTGTCGAAGTTATAAATGGTGGAAGAGGATATGATAATGATACGACTATCACGATCATTGATAATACTGGAAACGGAACAGGTGCAAATGTGATACCAATCGTAAAAAATGGAGTCATTGTTGAAACTGTGATATTATCTACTGGATTTGGATACTGCCTTAATACAACTGGAATTGGATCAGATCCTATTGGAGCAGACGTTACAGGAACATTAAAAGATGTTCACATCTCAAGACCAGGATATGGTTATGATCCGAATGATACAGTTACTTTTGATGATATAACTAATATTCCTATCATTACAACTCCTAGTGGAGGAATTGTAGGAGTAAACTTCCCATCAGATTTAACCACAGAGTTTAGTGCACGACCAGTTTTAAAAGTAAATACTACGACTGGATTTGGATCTAAATTAATTCCTATAATGTCATTCAAGGGTCAGTTGAAAACTGATGTTGGTGCAGAGGATAGGAAGAAACTCATTGGAATTGAACAAGTCGTTGATTGTATTGGTGATAAAACTGAATTAGTTGGATATGTAAATGGTGTTCCTTATTATGGCCCATTCCACCTTCATCCAAGTCGAGGTGTTAAGATGGTTGGAGCTCAACACGTAGACTACCCACATGAGATAATTTATGATACAATGGAAGAAAGTCTCGGACAACCTCCAGTTGTTTCTCGATCTTCTAGTGTGACAAGCACAGAGACAACAGAAACTTCAGAGACTACAACACCTGTAGATACCACACCAACTATTGTGACTGAGCAAACAACTTCAACTCCAACTACTCCTACAACTACAACTACAACTGATACAAGTTCATCAAGCAGTAGTTCAACCCCACCAAGCACACCACCAAGTAGTCCACCTTCAGGCGGTGGTGGTGGTTACGGAGGATACTAATGACAGAAGAAGAAATTAGAAAAATTATTAGAGATGAGATGGAAAAATATGATAAGTATTATCGTAGAACTTATCCCTCATTTGAAGTAACTGGTGGAGGCCCAACACTTGAGCACGAAGAAGCGGAATATTGTTTGACAACAGAGTCATCTCAAGGTTTACATTTTTATCAGGGTGGCATAGGAAAATTAGGTGCAAATAAAACAATTGAGATTCAAGCAGGACATATATCACCTAGTGATGGGAAGGGATTAGGTGGAGGTGGTAATGCAATAAAACTTCAATGTAAACACGGAAGAATACTTATTTTTGCAGAGTCAAGTGATCTCGAACTCAACGCAAGAAATATTGCTATTACAGCAACAAATGATATAATTTTGGATGCTGGTGGAAATATTAAAGGCAAATCTGGTGCTAATACTGAATTCATTGCATTTAATGATCTAAGTTTAGATGCGACTAAACAATTGTTTATTAATGGTGGGGATGCAGTAGGCATACATTGTGAAGGTGATATGATACACACCACCTCTGGAATAGATGAAACTTTCGCACCTGATTTTCATGACGGATTCAGTGCGTTTCACGATGCAACTCCTCCACTTCAATCTAAAATTACTTTTTACAATCAAAACAAATGAGTATTAAGAATATAATCACAGAAACTATGTCTCTCCATGTAGGAGATCCTGTTTGGTCAAGACCTGATCAGTCAACTTTGACTAAGGCAGGTGTCTTGACTTGTGGTGGCATATCTATCTTTGGTGATTGTAGTGATATCGGTGGTATTGCAACAGTTACAATTGGAACAGCAGATGGGGACTCATTGCAAAAAAATAAAAAGTTATCTCTTCACGTAAAAGGAAATACAGTTATTAAGGGGGATACACAAACTCCTCACGCTTTGAGAGTGTCTGGTGGTGAGGATCATAAACTTTATGTTGATGGTAATGCACTTTTTAATCATCCTAACATTGGTGATTTAGCTGTTAGATTTGGTTTAGCAGATGAGAGAGGCAAAACTTTTGACATAAAACACCCAAGTCGAGATGGATTCCGATTAAGATATGCTTGTATTGAGGGCCCAGAGATAGCAGTTTATTGTAGGGGAAGACTCAACACAGGCACCGAGATTCAATTACCATCTTATTGGAAAAATTTAGTCTATGAAAATAGTATCACAGTTCAGATTACACCCATAGGAACACAGCAAGATATCATAGTCAAAGAGTATGATAATGAAAAAGTTATTTTAGAATCTAGTTCTACCATAGATTGTTTCTATACAATATGTGCTGAAAGGAAAGATGTAAATCCACTCATAACTGAATACGAAGGAAAACAAGGAGATTATCCAGATCCAAATTGGAATCTTGGTATATTTGATGAGAATAGGAATTTAAAAGATCCAAAGTATGCGACTTCTCAAAATGTTATTACTAAATAAAAACATCTGCAACTAAATTATGCATATTCAAAGACATCAGTTAAGAGAGTTACAGTATCTGCAAGAGGACATTGCAGAATACTTTACTGATGACAATATAATAAGTGGTGAAACCTACTGGACTTGTGTTGAATCAATAGCAATTGCAAAACTTGCTGAGTTGAGAGGAGATATCCAAACCAAAATTGACTTTTGATTTCAAAAAAGGTGAGAAAAAAATTTTGGGCCAAAATTAGTCCCAAACCTTTTCTGATAAATAAGACAGAAGAAAAAATTTAGTGTGCTAATACGATGCCCCTTTCAAGGTTAGAAAATTTTCTAGTTAATACTGATGGTAATATCTTATATGTAAACCCGTCTGATCTGGATGCTACAGATAGTTTTGATAATAAAGGAAACTCTTTAACTAGACCCTTCGTTACCATACAGAGAGCACTCATTGAATCGGCTAGATTTGCATATCAATCAGGACAGAATAACGATAAATTTGATAGAACAACAATATTATTATATCCTGGCGAACACGTAATTGATAATAGACCAGGATTATATATTCGACAAAATCCAAATAATACTGCAATTCCACAATATTTTTCAGAAAACTCAGACACATCTGATGTCACATCAACAACTGACATTGAACTTGATAATGGATCAATATTTGATTTGAATAATGTTAATAACGTTTTATATAAACTTAATTCAGTTCATGGTGGTGCGATTGTTCCAAAAGGAACTTCAATAGTTGGTCTTGATTTAAGAAAAACAAAAGTAAGACCATTATATGTGCCTAATCCTGATGTTGGTGATGATGTTATACCAAGATCTGCACTCTTTCGTGTAACAGGTGGTTGCTATTTTTGGCAATTTAGTATGTTTGATGCAAATCAATCAGTATACTTTAGTAAAAACTTTACCGAAAAAAGAAATCCAAACATATCACACCATAAGTTAACTTGTTTTGAGTATGCTGATGGTATTAATAGTGAATCATTAACAGGAACAACAGACTTACAGCAGTATTATTTTAAATTGATGAATGCCTATGGAACTGATACTGGTAATAGAAATATTAAAGATTTCCCAAGTCTAGCAGATGATTTCGAACCAAACACACCAGAGACTAAGATCGTTGGTGACCTTACTGCTAATGATAATAAAATAGAAGAGTTGACTTCTAGTAGTCTAAATGCTTCTGTTACAACAGAGAATCCACACGGATTAACTGTTGACGATCAAATTTTAATTGCAGGAGTTGGATCAACTGATCTTTATAATGGAACATATCGAGTTACTGGTATCACAAGCGATAGGAAGTTCTCATACAATTTAAATTCAGACGCAAATGATGATGTTGTGAATCTCGCATTAAATCCTGATGCAAAAGTAACGATTGAAGCAGATACAGTTACTGGTGCTTCACCATATATCTTTAACTGCTCACTTAGATCTGTATTTGGTATGTGTGGATTACATGCTGATGGATCAAAGGCAACTGGATTTAAATCTATGGTTGTTGCTCAGTTCACAGGTATTGGACTACAGAAAGATGACAAAGCATTTGTAATTTATAAACCATCAACTGGTGACTATTTGAATAGTGTTGATGCGGCTGCAGATCCTGATATTAACACTCCATTATATCTGAATCCAGAGTCTCAATACAGAAAGAGATATGATAATTTTCATATTAAAGTATCAAATGACTCATTTATTCAGGCAGTTTCTGTTTTTGCGATTGGTTTCTCAAATCATTTCCTTGCAGAGTCTGGTGGTGAACAGTCAATCACAAACTCCAACTCTAACTTTGGTAACAAAGCATTAGTATCAAAAGGATTCAAGGCAAATGCATTTAATCGTGATGACACAGGTTATGTAACTCATATAGTTCCACCAAAAGATTTACAAAAAGAGGAAACAAATATAATTTGGAGAATTTTAGATCCAATTAAAACAAAAGCTGCTGCTACTACTAGTCGTCTTTATATAAAAGATGAAAAGGACGTAACAAATCCACCAACTAACGTTGTGAATGGATTCAGAATTGGTGCAAAGAAAGATGATAAGTTATTTTTAAATGTAAATGTTGGTGGACAAAATGTAACTTACAGTTCACCGATTCTGATGCCAGTTGCATCAGGAGATGGCCCAGTTGCTGAGAAAAAGTTTACTGTTGATCGTACAGCATCTGGTAATAATATTGCATCTAAAGAAATTACTTTGACTGAAAATCATAACTTCCTTAATGGTGAGTCAGTTCGAGTTTTTGCTGATAATGGTAGAACTCCAGATGGTATTGAAATCGGTAGAAAATATTTTGTAATTACTGTTGCTGGCACTGGAAATGAAAAGAAAATTAAACTTGCAAATACACAAAGTGATGCTCTCGCAGGAACTGTAGTCCCAGACGAAATTAATACGAAAGGTGGAATTTTAACAGTTCAAAGCACAGTTACAGATAAAATACCAGGTGAAATTGGACATCCAATACAATTTGATTCTAGTAATGTAACATATACAAGAGATGGAGCATCAGTAACAGAAGTTGGTGGGTGGTATATTCTTGGATCTTCTGATGCCACTAATCTAATCTTTAGTGGATTTAATACTGGAACCAATGCTGTTACAATTGATCAAAAAAATTCATCAACTTATGTTCAAAGAAGATCAGAAAGTCGTGCTCTAGATGATCGTATTTACAGATTACGTTACGTAATACCAAAAGATTTTATTGGTGCAAATATTGCAAAGAAACCAGAGAAGAACTATGTATTGCAAGAATCCAAAACAGTTGGAGAGGATGCAACAATTACTAGCGTAATTAGTAATCGTAATCCACGAGTTATTGCTGGTATCGCTACTGATGGTACGACTTCAACCATTAACATTGTAACCACAGAGATACCACATAAATTAAGTGTTAATGATAAAGTTAAAATCAGAAATGTAAGAAGTTCGGCAAATACAACTGGTGAGTTTAACTCTGGATACAATGGATTATTCACAGTGACAGGAACTCCTTCATCAAAAACATTTACATATACGAATCAGAGTACACCAGGAACCTACACGGATATTACAGCTGATGCTCGTGCAGGTACAAATGATCGCAAACTTGCAGATCTACCAGTTTTGGAAAGAGTTGAGTATGATACATCTTACACAATACAAGAGGTAGAAACGATACAGGAATATATTTCTGGTCAACAAGATGGTGTATTTTATCTAACTTGTTTAATTGGAAACGTATCACCAACCGTTTCTGAGTTTTCTGATTCAAGATATAAGCAAAACTTCCTTAACTTATATCCAACAGTTGATAAAGATAATCCAAATAACGATCCAGTTCAATCTGTATCTGCAGCCTCAAATGAGACATTAGGTAAAGTAGATGTTAATAACCCACTCAATAGTATTACAAAAGAATCAACGATTAATTATCTAAGAGATAATCGTATTGGATTTGCAGTTACTTTTGCTGAGAGTGATATCGCAGGTATCACAACTCTAACATCAGATGTGGAGCATAATTTAAATTCAATTACATCTTTAAGTGTTACAACTGCTGGTAGTAACTATCCTGCAGACAAAACAATTCACAATGTAGAATTAGTAAACAATTCTGATCCATCTGCTGATGGTGCAACTGTTACAATTACAACAAATGGTAGTGGAGCAATAGTTCCTAGTAGTGTAAAAATTATAGATGGAGGTTCTGGTTATGATGTAAATGATTTATTGACTGTTGGTACAGGAGATGGTGTGGTTTCAGTATCAGCAATTAATGATGCTGTAGGAAATGTAATTCAAGTTGTTGGTGTTGGTAGTACTACTAATAGAACTAATAGTGGATATAATGGATTATATAAAATTACAGCAGTTCCAAGTCCAAAATCAGTTCAGTACACGCACGTTGCTCAAGGTGAAAATGCAGGATCAAGTGTAGGTGTTTATACAGGCCCAGTCAGCACAACAAGTGGCGTGTTTACATTACTTGATGAGAAGATTGGAATTAGTCAAATAGATGGTGTTGCAGGCACAAATCTTCCAGGAACTGTAACAGTTACAACGAGTGTGAATCATAACTTAGCAGTTGGAAATAAGATAAAAGTTGCAGGTCTAGTTGGAACAGCAAGAACAGTTTATAATGGATTTGATTTTGTTGTTAAGGAAAAGGTATCAAATACAGTCTTCACAATGAACTCTACACTTGCAATACCAGTAACTGGTGAGGCAGGTGCAGAACTTTATAAGTATGGTTTAAATTCATTTGGTCAGGATAATTCACTTGCCTCTGAAAAAATTGCTGGTAGTCTTTCTCCATTATTAACTGGTGTTGATTCTAAATTACTTTCAGACACTAGTGCTGCTGGTACTGGAAATCCTGCAACATCCACTATTTCTATTACTAGCACAATAGGATTTAATGTTGGAGACTTTGTACAAATCGGAAATGAAATTATAAGAATTGTCAGTAAGAACGCTGATGGTCTAAGATTTGATGGATATAGAGGTGTATTAGGAACTCAATCTGTTGTTCATGTGGCAGACGAACTTGTGAGAAAGATAAATGTCATACCATCTGAACTTCATAGATTCTCTGCGATACGTGCTTCTGGTCACACATTTGAATATATTGGATACGGGCCAGGTAACTACTCAACATCTCTACCACAAAAAATTAAGAAGCAAATTGAATTAGAGCAAGAACTTCTTGCAATCTCTAGAGAAGAGGATGGTGGAGTTGTATTCTTCTCTGGTATGAATGATCGTGGTGATTTCTTTAGTGGAGATAGAGCAGAACCGAGAGAATTATTCTTAGGTGAGATTGGTGATTCTAATTCTGCGATCTTCGATGATTTATTCGTACGTAATACATTGCGTGTTGGTGGTGGGCCAAATCAAAACTTACCATCAGAGTTTAATGGGCCAGTTAACTTCTCAAATAAAGTAACGTCCACATCACTTGATGGTATTGAAGCAATTAAATTATTAATCAAGGGTAATGCACTCAATAATCCATCATTCCAAGTTGGTGATGATTCAAATCCATCCCTCTTAGTCGATAAAGCAACACAAAATGTTGGTATTCGAAATGCATCTCCTCAACATGAACTTGATGTTAACGGAACAATCCGTGCAAATGTTTATGAGAACTTTAAGTTATCTGATTTACCTGATGCTACTGAGGAAACAACCTTTGCAAGAAATCGTATTATTAAAGTTAAAGAAGATGGTAGTGGTTATGAAATGATTGATCCTCATGAATTATCCGCATATGAGTTAAGAAGTCTTGGAGTAAGTAATGATGGATCCGTTTATTCGGGTCTTGGAGAAATTGAAAACGGTAAGTTAAAAATAACTGGTATATCAACTGATAAATTCTTCCTTGATGAAAGAGTTAAATTATTTGGTGTAACAGAATCATCAGATTCTGTAGAAATTCCTGATCCAATAACTGATAATACAGTAAAAGTTGAAACAATTCCAGTCACTGGTTTTTCCACTGCAGCAACTTATTACTACTGGCAAGCAGAATACCATTTAAAAAATGGTAAAGTTGGTGTTTCATCACAAATATCTCCAACTGGTGATTATTCTACAGATGATGCAAGAAAAGGTGTTGTAAATACAGACATAGCAAGTTTTAATGATCTTAATCATAATGCTCTATCATTAAAAAGATCAAATCAAGATCATGGTATTCTAATTTATCGTCAGAATTTTGTTCATCCTAGCGGTAATAATGCAACATTAGATCAAAAAACTTCTAAAAATAATGCAGATCTTGGTCAGGCAAAATTAATTGCTGTTTTAGGTCAAAGAGAATTGGGGTCAACTCAAACAAGTGGAATTACTTGGAAAGATTTTGGAGTTTACGAACAAACTGCTTGGAGTCCGAAGGGAACAGTTAATGAGTTTCTTGGTTCTGATACTAGCACAACAGAAACTGATCAGATTCATTTTCCAACAATCGGTACGGAGGGTCAAAGAAGAGGTTGGGATATTGATAAGATTGTTTCTATTGGGCAGAATAGTATTACTGTTGACGGTAATTATAAGGTAAACAACATAGATGGAGTTGTTGGTTTTGGAACAACCACAGTGGTTAAGGTAGTTCACGATAATACTAAAGCATTATCTGATGCTATTGCAAGAATTAGTTCTGCTGGTGGTAATTATCTAGATTTACCAAGTGGAACATATCTTACAAATAAACTTATCATTCCAACTAAATTTAGTTTGAGAGGTAATGGAAAGAACAGTATTATTAAACAACAATACTATGCAACAGATGTAACTAACGAAGGTGTAAGTGGTGGAACTGCCCTTGCATTTAATGGTAATTTAGTTGGTACAGCAGTTGCAAATCCAACTGATATCACAATTGCAGATATTACGTTTGATGGAAATAGTTCAAACAACATTATGTTTGAATTAGATGATGATAATAATTTAATGACATTTGAAGGTGGAACTTCTATGTTGTTCAAGGACATGGAAATTCGAAATAGTTCTGGTGGAGGTTTCTATGCTCGTAACTCAAAACGTATTTCTATAGAAAATAGTACGATTGTTGATGGTGGATTGACAGACAGATATAATATACGTCCACTTGATGTTCAAAATTCAGAAACAGTTAGAATCAACGATTGTTTATTTGAAAACTTTGCTGGTGCTATTGATGTCTCTGTGACAACAGTTACTGCCACTGGTGGAAATATCATTCGAAATTGTGGTAGTGGTATTGATGCCTATGCAACTGGTAAGATTACCACACAAAATAATATCATCCTTGGGCCCGCAGATGAATTTATTGCATCTCCTGACATTTATGATTCAGACTTTGATTCAATCAATATAACAATTGACTCTGTAAATGATGATCCTTTCCTAGGCCCAGCTTTACTTTATATTGAGGATGGTGAGGGTTATGATCTCAGTGGTAGTAACGTTGAAATTGTTGCAGGTATTGGAACAATGGTTGGATTATTCAGTACCACTCGCACTGCTACTCTTGGGCCCAAATTTGCTACGTTTGATATTCTTACTCAAAATAGCACTCCTGAAGGTGTCGGAAGAGAAAATGGTTACATTCAACTTAAGATGACTAAGGCAGAAATTGATTCTGCACAAACTAGCACAGGTGAAACATTATCAGATTTTGCTGCTGGTTCTAACGTAAATGTGGGTCTTGGTTATGAAATAATTGGAACTGACTACCTAGAAAAACCAGTTGGATTCTCCACAGTTGTTGGTATTACATCTGGATACTGGGCAAATGGTGCTGGTTATGGTGCAGCAGGTGGTGGATATGTAAACACTGGTATCGCAGTTACACAATACGTAGTGAGAATTGAAGATATAAATCAAATGAGTGGTATATCAACTGGAGATTTCGTGAAATTACCAGGTCACTCAATGGGGCCAAACTTAACAGATGGTGTGGTTCCTACCAGTATTTCAGGATATAAAGATGAAAATGGTAATGACATCACTGTTAAAAACGGTCTAAGAGTTGACAAGTTTGTTGGTTCTGATCGTATTGCATTGACAGGATTTACGGTAACAGCACAATCTCATTCACCAATACCTATTGTCGGTGACTATATATCTATAAGGAGAATATTTACTATCGCTAAAGGAAGAGTCGGAGTTACTTAAAAATGCCTGATAACACTAATGTTAATAATAATGCGTCTGTGGTCGTCGTAGGAAGGACTGCTCCAGTCCCTCCTGGTCAACAAAAATCTGATAAATCTGTTCCAGTTGTTATTGCAAGTGATCAATCAACAATTCCTGTTGCGGAACAAAACAAAGTACAGTCGGAAGTTGCACTTTCTCTTTTAGGGATACCGAGATCGGAAGTTGCACTTGGTATATTTGCAGACGTTAATACTTATGATGTAAACCCAACAGAGTGGGCAGCAGAACCAGATCAATTCTCTACTGTATCAGTAGGTAGTGGAACTCCATACGGTAGTGTAACTCAGGCAATGAATTGGGGATTGAGTCACGTTCCCGAAGAATCTGGTGCATTAGTTGAGGCACCTGCAGATAAATTTGCTATTCTAACATCAAAGAGATTCTTTAGATATCAACCAGGTCGTGTTTCTGCTGCTACGTTTGGTGTTAAAACCACGGTGATGGATCCTACAACCAAAGATAATTCTAGTGAGACTCTCAATGCATTACAGCAAGAAGATATTGGACAGGCAGTTTATAATCCAGCAGTTCGTAAGTATGGAATATTTGATAACTTTGATGGATATTATTGGGAAACAAGAAATAATGGACAAGGAGATAATTTCTGTGTAGTAAGAAGAACACAATCATTACTATTTAATAATCCAGTTGATTTTGATAATACTTCTGGTCAGACAGCAGACTTTGGTGCAACAAATCCTCTAGATGTTTTAGCACCAAGACCAAATGAAAGTGATGATGATAAAAGTGGTCAACCTACTGGATTTGGTTATGATGGTGGTGGTACATATCAAAATCCACATGATTCAACTCCTAATCAAGAAAAAAATGTAAAACTTGGAGATCTCATCATCTATCGTGACAATTTGATGATGACACATGCTGGTGTATATGATCCATCACTACTTCAAGATGAACAGCAGTACCTTGTTGAATCTGTAGACAATAGTAATAACACTCTTAAGTTTGATGTATCTAAGGATTCTGGTGTCACTGCAATCGGAAAAAGTATAACAAATGCAGTATATGATATTGATACAGGTTTAATGACAGTTGTATGTGCAGGCCAGCATGGATTTACAGAAGGAAAATTTGTTTTTCTAAGTGGAATTGGAATGACTTGTCGTTACAGTTTTGCAAATGGTGATGGCACAGGAGATCCACAGGATGGCACAAATGGTACTAACGATTTAAGAAAAGTATATCCAGATAGAACACATGGATATAATATTCTTCAAGTTGGTACTTCTGGTACAACATTCGTAGTTAATGTTGGTGTTTCTACTGTTCCAACTTTCTTTAATGAAGATAAATCAAGAGAGGTTGGTGCTGTTGTTCTTGGACTATCCACAAGTCAATATGTTTCTTATAGTAAGGGTGTAAATACAGATCCAATTGGTGGTGGTTTGGTAGATGAAAAAATTTATAGGGTAAATGGTATATCATACGATAAAGCAAATGAAAAAGCGATTGTCAAACTAAGAGAATTAACTCATCCGATGGGTAATGGTTATGATACTGGTGCAGTTGATGATAGTAAAAACATTACTCTGAACGCTACTTCAACATCTGGACATAAATTAATAACTCCTGTTCCATTTGTGCAACCAATTGCTGATGGTATCATACCTAATAGAAATAAGTATGGAACACATTTAATTAAAAAATCTGGTATGTTCCCATACATGTATAAAAATACTGAAGAAAATACAAGTGAAGGGTATGTTGATACAACTTTAGGATCACTCAACACTAGTGATGTTAGAACACAGATAGAAAATGTTAATAAGTATTATGAAAATTGGATAAATCAAAATGTTAAAAAAGATTTTTGGAATGTATATGAATATCGTGTTCCAAGATCTAGATTCAGTGGTGATCGTTTAGATAATGCAACTGATAATTTACTATACAGTGATGTTACTGCGTTAAATCGTGCAGGTTCAAATGTATTAGATGAAACAACAGGTGAAATTACTCAAGATACAAGTATTTGGGATCTTGAGTTTGATAAAGTTACCATGTACAAGATTGAGTTCTCATGGTATGGTGCTGTTGGTGCACTATTCTTGGCGTATGTTCCAGTCGGTGCTGGTGAAGCCAGATGGGTACGTGTTCATCATTTAAGAGCATCTAACCAGTTAAAGGGTTCATCTCTTGGAAATGCAACTCTTCCAATCACATATCTGGTTTACGGTGGAGGTGGATCAAATCGTTTTGGATATAATGACGTAAAGAGAACTCCAACATCATTTGGATACGGTTCATCATCAGAACATATTATCAAGTATGGTGCTTCTTACTATATTGACGGTGGTGACAGAGGAACTGTTAAACTATTCAGTCACGGAACACCGACAGGAGTAGAGGTATTCGGATCAAAAAGAACGTTTACTGTGGGTGCTTCTGATGGTATTTTAGTAGATAGCACAGATGCAAGACATCCAACAAATCCATTTATTCAAGGAGGTGCTACTACTCAATCAGCGTTATTCACTACGTCATATTTTGTTGGTGCAAAAGTAATTACAGGAGATCCATTAGATCAAAACGTAGAGGTTGTATATGTTGACTCATCTAGGAGATTATATCTAAATGTTCCTCTTGCAAACGCAACAATTCCTAACAATACTATTGATATAATTGTCAATCGTCCAACACCATTAATTGGATTAAAGTGTAGAGATTTCATTATAAGTAGTCAAGGTAAAGCAGTTAGAAACCGCACTCAAGTTTACCCAACAAGATTGGCAACTGGTTCAAGTGCATTGATTAAAGTTGATTTATTAAAGACTCCTATATTCCAAACCGATTCCACTAAAACTGGATCATTTTCACTTCCAACAAATCCAGATCCTACTGATTTGACTAAGACTGTTTTGAACATAGGTAAGAGAGGGAAATCATTTAAAATTCATACATCAACTCAATTCACTTACTTTGATGAAAATAACAGTGGTGCCTATGGATATTTCAGAGGACAATTTGAAAATGACGCATCTAATAAAAAGATATCAGTATTTGGATATCTTGAGAGAAGAGAATCTGCCAGTGAATATTACTTCAGAGCTGAAGAAGCAACTACAGATAATATTGTTTTAGATGGTGGAGGAGTCTTCTTATATGAAAGTCAAACTACACCTACAGGAGCAACTACCACTCCTGCAAATAATGACTTCACACTAGATTCATTATCGTCTATTAAAGTCAGTCCAGAATTAAGAGCACCGATTCCAAAGACAGGAACTGTTGTTGCAAGTTTATTCATATCCGCAGGTGGTTCAGAATTTGATCTATCAACATACTTTGATTTTAACAAAGAATATCTATCATTCCCACTTACGAATGTGGTCGAGAGTTTATATGTTGTTGGTTCTTCAGAGGGAACATTCTCAGGTTCTGCAATTTCAACGACAAACGCAAGTGTCACTTGGGAGGAGCAGTGATCTATGAATGGGGGAAAGGATGTTAAAATTGGGCACGATAAACGCCCAGTATCCGTAATACCATCAGACGAACAGTTATTATATAATATTGCAAACGGTGAAATATTAACTGATGAATTTGGTAATCCACTTGTAACAAAAGTTGACCAGTTTTTTCTTGCAGACGCATCTAAAGATCGGTCAACATCTGTTGTATTTCCAGAAAATCCTAAAGATATATACCCAATAAAAAAAGTTACTCAAGTTGGAATAGTAACTGCAACTTACGGTGTGGATTTTGATGTAGATGTACGAATTAACAATAACCAAAAAATAACAGTTCTTAAAAGAACAGGTCAAACAGTACCAGTTGGAGTTTCTACTGTAAAAGAACGTCCTATACCTCCACAAACTGTTGCTATTGGAATTACCTTTACAGATTTTAATCAATGTGAAATTCGCACAAGAGAACCTAATGTTGGATCATTTAATGATAAAAATAATTTATATTTTTCAAACCCATCAGATATTGCAAATGTAGATCTTCGTGTTCCATTTAATGTATCTGGACATAATATTCCAGCTGGAAGTCATGTAGTTAAAAAAGATTTTGATAGGATTAAAATTTCACAACCTGTGACTGCAGGTGTGACAACTGATAAAGTTGTCATAACTCGCACGGATTCTCTTTTTTATGAGGCAGATAATGTATTAAAAGTTGCAGAGGAATTTGTTGAAACAAGTGAAGTTAGCACGACCTTATTGGGTGTTAATCGTGCAGAAACACAATTAAGTTTATTTTCAAATGTTTCTTCTTATGGATTGAATGATGATGAGTGGGAAAGTTTTTCATACAACACAGGTGTAAGTAAAGCATCATGGGACACTAGACCAAATAAAACATATGGTAACCGTTACTTAGCAAGAATCGAAGAGGAGACACAAGAATCTGCAATTAAATTATCTGGATTTCCACCATCACATTCATATCCTTTTGGGCCAGAATGGGAAAAAATTGGATTATATAATAAAACTTTGTTTGACCAGTATATAAACTTTATTCGTTTGGGTAATCTTGCATATGATCTTTTTTCTATTCCTGCTCTAGGATATCCTGCAAGTTGGATAAGTAAATTTTTAAATCCTGCAGATGTTGATTTCAATGAAGATACTGGAGAAATTGTTTATGCAAAAATACCAGGTAGAGAGAGTGATTTTTCATCTGCATTTCAAAAGATAGATGAATGGACTGAAACTTGGAGGGCAATTGGAGAAGGTAAAAGTTTACTAGATCCAGTTACGGGAAACTACTTATCATTTGGAAGTCTAAAAACACTTCTTGCAAATAATGATTTAACTTCAATTTACGATGGATCAAATACTAGACCAGGATATTCAACTGGATATCGTAGATATAGCACTATTCAATCAAGAAGAGTTTTCAGATATCAACCAGGCAGAATTAGTGGATTTACATTCGGATTAAGATCATCTACAGAACCAGTTTCTGGTATTGCATTAGAATGGGGAATCAAAAATGAAACAGATGAATATGTCTTTAAAATATATGCAGGTCAATTATCAATTGTGCGTAGAAGTACAGTGCCCTTAGAAAGGAGTGTATTAATAAGAAATGGGTTAGATCCAACAGAAAATCCAACTGTTCAGATAAATGGAACCTCATATAATACAGTTCAACCAGAAATACCAAGTGGTGATCCATTTGATGTAAATGATGATCAAGGCCCATTAGATGGTGGTGATGAAGATCGTAGAGCAAGAAAATTTCATACAATTGAAATACCAAGAGATAAATTTAATGGTGATCCTTTAAATGGAAATGGGCCATCTGGTTACACTATTAGACCTGAAAAGGTTACGATGTGGAAGATTGAATTTGGTTGGTATGGTGCGATTGGTGCGAGATTCTATGCATATATTCCTACTGGTAATGGTGATGCAAGGTGGGTCGTAATACACACTCTTGTAATTGAAAACTCATTGACTGGGCCTTGTTTACGAGATTCATATTTTAGGTTCAAATATTCCTTAGACATATTCAATACTGCTAACTTAAAAACACCACAGTTCTTGTACAAGTATGGTGCTTCATATTATATTGATGGTGGTGATGAAGGAACCTCTGAAATTTATTCGGTGAGCACTGGTTTAACTCCAAAACAAATATCCACTGCAAATGAAACATCTTTATTTGGAGTTCGTCCAAAGGATGTCATAACAAATAGTTCAGGAGTTAATATTGCAAATAGAAAACTCATACTTCCAACTAAATTTAGTATGTCAACAAATACTTTAACAGAAGTTAAAGTTAAAACTTGTAGGGCATGTGCTGGATTTGGTCAAGTATTTACTCCTGGTGTTAAAACTGGTGATAGTGGGAGAAGTATGACAATTAAATTTGAAGGTACAAATTTAATCACTGCTGTGGGAGTTGGTGCAAGTTTTAGTGACGCTGATATAGGTGCAAAATTAATTGCCCCATCTATTTTTGGTGCATACATTGTAGAGATGGATCAAGAAACAGCAACCACATACACAAATGGTTTTAAAACTTATGAATCCGCAAAAATATATGGTTGGGGGCCAGGATTGGATAATTATCCAAACTATAATAAGTTAGGAGGAGTGTCAGGAAGACCCATAGCTGGAGTAGATGTCAAAGACTATGCTCAAGGAGGAATCACAACCAAGATAGCGATTGACACATATCCACATGCAGTTAGACTCAGTAATTACGATGTTCATTTTGCATCCGATTATGAAATAAATGGAGCAGAGATTGACATTCAATTCATGAATCCAATAAACAAAGATCAAAGTTCGTTGGGTGGATCAAACACACACTTTGCAGATTTTATGATTGGTGTGACAGATAAAAGACCGTCAGTAAATATAGGTAATCCAAATCTTTTAGATGGGTGGTTGATTCCTTGGAATGATTATACTAATCTTGATTCAATTGATAGTACAACAGTTTCAGGCGTGACAACTTCCGTTCTACCAGAAAGAGAAATCTTATTTGGTGAGCATACACATTCTTTTGTGAATATGGATGAGAATCAAGTTGAAGTAGCAGAAGCATGGTCTAATGGAACTTTTAAATGTAGAATGGGTCAAGATGTCAGAATTCCAACAGTAACATCAACGAGTGGTGGTGCTTGTTCAATAATAAAAATTAGAGTTAGTGATCCAATTGATTTAGCTACAGGAGTAAGTCAGATCTATTCTACTCAAACTCCAGATGGACAACCAACTGGAGACGGATTCAAATATTTTTTAATTTCTGAAAATAGTTTTGGTGGAGATATAACTGATTGGGAAGGAGGTCAGGTTGTATATCGAGATGATGATGGATCAGTAAATCAAGATTCACAAGCAAAATATGCTCAAAATCAACCAGTGACATATACTAGTGGTGGTCAAACATATCAATATATTCAAATTAGTGATTCAGTAAAACTATCAAAAGCATTTGACGCAACTGATGAAACAAAAGACGGGAGTGATTCAAATATAAATCTCTTAGGAAGACCAGTTCAATTAAGAGCATCAAGATTGGGTGTAATCTCAAAGAATAAACTATTTAAATATGATGTCTATCCTTTATTTCTTGTTGGTAAATTAATGGATAAGGCACAAATAAATAATATATCGATAAAAGAAACGACAGGAATTTTCCAAAAAACTACTGCTCCAGTGTTATCTGTGACCAATGGATCAAATGGTACTATTGATTTAGCGAATAACAATACTTTTAATGACGCAACACCACCAACTAATTTTGTGTCAGTAGATAGATTATCATCATCAAGTATTGATACTCAAAATGAACAAGTTATAAGACCATCAACAACAAAAGATATTTTTTACGTTGGTGAAAATGAAACAAAAGAAGTCGATATGACAAAAGTTTTTGGAGTTGATCGTAATGTTATTACACCAGATAATAATAATATTGAAGTAACATTCATTACCGCAAAACAACTTGGAACTGGTGGTTCTAAATTTGTACAGGGAAGTTTAAATTACAAGGAACAATAATGGCACTTAAGAATCCTAAAATATTTGGTTTGAATGTAAGAACTCTACTTGCTGATGTGGAGAATAAAAATACTGCAATTCAAAATCTTGGAATAAATCCTCTAGATCTAGAAATAATTAAAGGATCAACTAATGCAGGTATGTCTCGTTTTGATTGGATTAGTTTTTCTCGATTAAAAAATCCCCTTTTTAGAACCCTTGATCGTTTTAGTAATGAATCAACAACTTTCAATGGAATTTTACTTAACCGTGCTGGAACAGATCAAACATTATTTGGTAATCTAGATATTAGCGGTTCATTAAGTGGCACTGCAATTCGATATCGTTATCGTGATTTTGATGTTGGTGTTACTGTTGGTAATTTTAGCAATCCATCTTATAAAATTGCAGACATATCAACATCAAGAGTAAGTGCATGGAGTTCCTCTGATTCAAGAGCTAATAATCCTAATTCTGATACTCAAAAGTTAGCAAGAATTTCTTATGGTGCAAGAGTTGGTATTGTTAAAGATGGTAAATTGGAATTTGGCCCACAGTCAACTGCGACTCAAGCATTAGGAAATGAAAGTGATGCTACTACACCTCAAAGAGACTCTGCGGGAAATATTATTCCTGGCCCTGCAGGTCAACCAAGATTACAAACAAGTATTGTACCAGAAGTAAAAGAGTTTCCATCTGAAGTTCCAACCTCAATAATCAAGTGTAAAATTGGAAATGAAATAGTAAAACTGTATGCAATGAAAGGAATTCCATTAGTATTCAAAGGATTTTTTAGAAGTTTAAATGCAACAGCAACTGTTGATGTTTCTGGCACTAAAAAGAGAGCAAGTTGGAAGATAGTTGAAACTGCAAACGAAAATTCATTTACTAATTATCCTAATCATCAAGCAGGAACATCAACAATATCATATCGATCACCAATATCAAGAGAGAGATTTATAAAACTTTATAAGAACCCAAATGAAATTTTTAGTGTAGATATAAGATCAGCAAACCTTAGAGAACTTCCAGCCACACAATTACCAGAGTGTACTAGGTTAGAGTTTTCTTATAATCAACTTAAAATATTTCCAAATTTTAATTTTATTGCTCCAAATTTAAACACTCTTTTAATTAGAAGAAATCCATTTTATCTAAGTGACATTGAAACTGAGAGAACATTTAATAGTTCTGTTCTGGCAAAAATTCCAGCAAATTTAAACAATTTGCATATGGAAGGAACTTTTTATGGATCAATTGAAAGAAACATTATTTCTGCAAGACTTCCAGATCTAGTTACTTTTGATTGTGGTAGAGGTGGTGGAGCATACTTCCATCAAGATACAAGAAACAATTCAGGAACAGTTCCCACTGAAGTTATGATAAATGGTGGTTCCCCAACGCCAGGAAGTGATAAGGGTAATGCTTCATTCTGCCCTGATGTTCCTAAAGATGTAACAACTTATACTATCACTTCTAATGACTTTAGATCTGTTGATGATAATGCAATACCAGCAACCACTCCACCTACTACTGCAAAAGATTCAAATGGAGATCTTATACCATATCCAAATGGTTCATTTAGTTATAAAAAACTTCCAAATCTTGTGAATTTAAATGTTAATAGTAATTATTATTTGTCAGATGGTAATCATTCGTTAGCAAGTGCTGATAGTGGCACAATTTCAACAATTAATTATTCATCAACAGCAGTAGCGATTCCCAACAACTTGGGAGGAAAATCAAGTCTTACTAAGTTTGTTTCTACTTATAATAGAGGATCTAAAAATCCAAAATTAGTAGATGAAACAAGTGCAAATTATCTTTTTGGTGGATGTGGATCTCTTACAACAATTAATCTTTATGCAACAAATTTGGGAGCAATAAATTTTCCTTTAACGTTTAGTAATCCCTCATTAACATACCTTGATTTAAGATATACAAGGATTAGAGGTGGTAAACCACAAACTGCACCTGCGGATCAAGAACATGTAATTTATGCTGAAACATTTAAAGATGCAACCGAATTAGAATATATTTTGATTGATTCAGGAAATCTTGGAGCTGGATTCTCAAGTGAAAAAAACACAATAGATCCAGACGCATTTTTGTATAACTCAAAACTTTATTACTTTTGGTATCGTTCTAATACTACAACAGGTACAACAGGGGATATTTCTCAATTATTTAATGCGAATCCTAGACTTACATATATTTGGATGCAACAAAATAGATTTACTGGAACTGTTCCTAATTTTGTAAGTAATCCATCAATTTATTACGTGAATTTACAGAACAATCAATTATCAGGATCAATACCAGGATTCAAAAGTTTAAATAATTTACGTTTCCTATATCTTCAAAATAATAATCTCACAGGAATGTTAGAGCCAGATTTACTACCTAATTTACGTACTTATCAGGCACCTAATAATCAAATTGCGGGACAAATACCAGATTTTACTGGATGTCCTCGATTAAGAAGTTTAACTCTACGTAATAATCAAATAGAATCATATAAAGTTGGTGCATTTGCTAAATTGTATCAAATTAATTTTATTGACTTAAAATTTAATAAGTTAACTCAATCTGATCTAGATCAGATATTAATTGATTTGCACTCAAATTGGAAAGATATTAAACGTGGAGGAGTTTCAATTAATTTAAAAAATCAAACAAATGATAATAATGCTGTAGGAACGTTTACATCTAATGGTAGTGCTGATAGTTCAAGAACACCTGGAACATATAATATAACTGATGCTGCGGGCAACTTATCTGGAACAGATGCCAAATTTAAAGTTGTGGTTGCTAGTGATGGAACACCTACAATTACACACGTATCTGGAAGTGGCATAGGTTATGCAGTGAATGAAACAATCACGATTAATGATTCATCACTTGGTGGTGGTGGCGGTGCTAATATTATTCTCACGGTCACCACTGTTGCAAGTGGTCTAACATTTCCAACTGAGGCAGGATATGAAAAAGCAAGAATTTTAGATGCAAATGGTTGGAGTATAGGTCTTTCTGGTGGAATACCTGACGAACAAGTTTAAGGAGTAAAAAAATGGCAATCGCTAACCAAGGATATCGAAGAGATTTAAATCTTGATGAAACTACCAATGATACAATCGCATTAGACAACTTAGCTGGTGCAGGAACTGCTGATGATTTAAGTTACCTTCAAAACAATTTAAGAAATTCATCTAGTGTTTCTTTCAATTCCGTTAACAGCGATGGTTCTTTTTCCTTTTTAAATGATAGAGAGATTGATATTGATTCAATAGAATCTAAAGGAAATTTTGATGATAATGATGATCCTATTGATATCACATCAATAACAATTAACTTAACCAATCCCTATATTATAAAATTTGGTGATTTGATTGAAATATCTGGTATATCAGGAGATGCAACAGCTGAGCAATTTAATGGACAACACAGTGTAACTGCCGTCTCTGCTAATTTAAAGAGAGTTACATTTACTAAATCTGGATTGCATTATTCAAATACAGATATACCAGGCAGTAATAAATCCTTCAAATTAAAAGCACAAAATGTATTTGCTTTTACAAATGGAGATGTTATTAATATAGACAAAGATGCGACATTTAATCTTGCGGTAGGAGGGCCCACCATTACTTTAGATTCAAATAAAAATTATTATGTGATTGAATCAAATGGAATTAATAAATTTAAATTATCAACTACTGAAAATGGAACTTCTGTGCTTCCTTCGGTTGGGGTTAGTGGTGGAACTCCAAATAATTTCATATTTAAACGTCAAGATCCTGTTCATCAAGAACAGATAATTAATTTTATTAAACCAGAAATACAAGATACGGGAGACTTTAGTTATTCGGATGATATCAATGGAGTATTTGAAGCAACTCAATCAAATATTGAAAGTGCAGAGTTCTTTTCTCTTAAAAAATATCGTGCTGATCAAAGTGTAACTACTTCAGATCCAATCAAATTTGAAGGTAGTATTACTCTACATGATCCAGATAATTTTAATAGTAGTTCAAATAATGTTCTAGGAAGTTCTGAAGCACCAGGCATTTATATCGGAGACACTCGTGCATTCTCAAGTGATAATAATCCTTGGGAGGAATCCACTAATATAGGAAGTGTGAATGGTAAATTAACAACTGAAAGTGAAGAGGTGTCAATCGGTGAATTGGCTTTTCTTGATGGAACTCCTTTAGATAATAGTCAAGATGGATCGATGATTATAACTGGAATTGATAATGACGTATCAACTGTATCTGATGTTGTTGCATCTTCGTTCACTCATAAACTTCCTGTTCAAATACAAGATAGTTCTGGAAACAAAGAAACATATTATTTACTCTTAACTGAAAACTAAAATTAACTTTTAATTCCAAAAAAGTCGGAAAAAAAATTTCGGCAAAAATTTGACCAAAAACCTTTTTTTAATCTACGTGCCCTAATATTTTAAATGGTTGTGTAGATAAAGGTGTTTTGATACTAATTTTACGATTTACTGGGCCTGAAGAATAATCTTGATCAACTATATTTTGCCCATCATTTTGGATAGTGAGTTGATCAAAAACTAAATTACCACTTTCAAATCTGAGGTTTGGTCTTTCAGGATTTCCTGAACTATCCAGAGTGGTGTTTAAACCCTCCTCAGTCGCAATAAAAGGTGGAGAGGTGTCAGTGGGTGGACAGCATAATTCTCGATCATCACCGAGCGTTGTGGCAGTGAATTGAGTGCCACTTACAATGGGTTTTGTTATGGGTTTATTTAAAGTTATTTTATTTGCACTAATTAATTGAATTTCAGTTCCAGAAGCAAAATTAAATCCTTGTATCTTCCAATTACCGTTTCCAATATTATTACTATTAATGTTACCCGCAAAGAATATAGGAGGTGTACCACCATCGCTAGTGGTTTCAACTGGAATTTCATCTCCACTTGATACTGGCTCAGTCGCAATCAAACACTGCACTTTTTCAAATGTTGATGTTGTATCAGAAAATTTACCACAGAAAGTAAGTAAAGAATTATCTTTGAGACCTCGTGATTGGTAGATGTATATTGCCTTACCTGAAGATATACTTACACTTGAGGCAAGAGTTAATATTCCACCATTAGAGCCACTTGGAGCAGTAACATCAGTTATTTGAATTGCATCAATACCTGGCCCAATTGCAACCATGTCTTTTCTAACATCAGTGAAAGTTGTTTCACGATTTGAGGGTGAATCTAAAAGTGGTGTACTAGCATTTACAGTTATTTGTTTATTATTAACACTAACAACGGTAACTTTTTTGACAAAACCACGATGATTTATAAAGTCAATGGTTTTTGACCCACTCACAGTTGCTTCTTTATCAATAATTACAAATTGGTTAATTGTTAAATCAATTACTCTTGCCTTATCAGGAATGCCATCTCCAAAAACATAGTTACCAATTTCAATATCTGTTGTTAAATCTAATGAAACAACTGGACTACCACTCTCTAATGTACAGGATGTGCTCCTTCTTGTGATACCTGTAATTTTACTTCCAGTGTCACTTCCTAATACTTGTTTTACTTTATATGTAACATCTACCTTATTTCTCGATTTAACTTTGATATATTTTGAATTATCAGTTGTGTTTCCAAGTCCGACTGGAGAACTGTATATATTTGTCCCACCAAAAAGAACAGAGTTATCGGAATATCTATTAAAATCACCTTTAGCAGAATCCGAAAAATCATAATCAAGACTAAACAAATGATTATATCGTAAATGAGTCGATACATTCATATTAGATTGACGATAATTCATATCGATATTTCTTTCAATATTTTTTGCTTCAAAATTTTTATGATTAAAATATCGATATCGAATACGGTATTTTTGATATGCAATTAATACTTGAGTATTAAAACTATGACTGATTAAATCTCCTAATTCTCTACTAAATGTCATACTTACATTTGATATCGGTGCGATAACTGCGTCTGTAGATTCAGCTGGAGGTTCTAAGTTTATAACTCCTGTTTCTTTATCAAATCCTCTCTCATTTGAAATGATAGTTCCAACTGCGATACTTGGATGAGTAACTGTCATTCTAGTACCAATAGTATTCATTTTTTCAAGTTGTGCAGATTGTGTAGGATCAACTACAATTTCATTTGAACTAACTGAACTTATACCTGCAATTGATGTACTAAGACCAATTCTTACATGTTCTTTATATGTGCCTATGCCTGATATATTTGTACCATTACTATCTTCTTTATATCCTACTTGCTCAAAATCTACTGTAAAATAACTTGTAGATAATGTAGTAAAAGTAACTTTACCCGTAATTGTGGGTATAAAATATCCCTCCCACTTAACACCAGTGTTTACCTTTGCTGATTGTGGATGTACATTTTCAGTGTATGAGAAATTACCTGCCTCCCAAAATGTATCATCTTCAATTAAACCTTCATTTGTGGTATCTGTAAAAACTTCAGGGTAGGAACTACTATTGATATTCGTTGAAGAAGTAGGGTTTGGATCTACATTATATTTAAAATCTGAGTGTTCATTAAAATTTATTTGATCGTTTTGATAATATTTTGCTGTTAAACCATTTCCACCTGCTAATCTTGGTATTCCCGAAAATACTTGAATTTTATCTAAACGGTTTTGATATGTAATTCGAGGATTAAACTCTGAAGTAACTCCGTCTGGAGTTGTAAATTTGACCGCACTTCCTGCAATTCTTAAATAATTATCATTTGTTAAACCTCTTGCAAATATATTCTTAATTGCCCCTAAATCAGTAGAAAGAAAATTAAATGACGAATCATCAACTAAAGTATCCAATAAATTTTCTAAACCTGCAGTGGGATTTGAAAGATCAGAAAAATTACGATCTCTTCGGATACCTATTCTTTTATATATTTTTTGAATAGATTTTCCAGCTGAGTTTTGAGGATATAACGCCATTTATATTTTTTTTAGTTATTTATGGTGATATTGACTTATCTGCAATCAATTTTGCTTTCCACGCTGCCTTTACGCTATCTGTCCATACAACGTTGCATATCGCTTTGACTTCATCTGCAATATCTGTTACTCCATCTGGTTCTTTTGTTAAAGAATTATCTACAAGATTATCTGATCCATCAAGTGTGCCTGGATTTAATACAAATCTCTCAAAAGTTCTTGTAAGTTCTACACCATTTTTCTTAATAACTGTAGCTTTTCTGACCTGCACTGCTTTGTACTGACCAACGACTTCTATTTTGTCGTATTCAATTGATTCTAAAAGTGCCATTAGGGAAGTCCTCCGAACTAAACTGGTTTAGGCATTTTTTATTTATACGTAGTTTGTGAAGTAAGTTGCATTACCATAAAAAGTTGTACTAACATCAAACATTGTTTCATTAACGTCACCATGATCTGTAGGAGTATCATATAATATTCTAAATTCTGTTTGGCCAGACTGAATGTATGGCATAGTGCTACCAGCAGTTGAAGGTAAATTTTTGTTACTATTTCCCTGTACGATTCCGTGAGAATAAGTAGGACTTTGTGAAGGTGTGAATGGTAAACCAGTACAAAGAATAATTCCAGAACCGCTATTTAAATTATTAATTGTTACTTGATATGTTATGTGAACTAAATTACCTATTTTTGTGTATTTACCACCAGATGTGACGGTAGCTGCAGTACCACCAAATTTAGCACCAGGAGACCATTGACCCTCTTCATAATCATCCAAAAGCTCATTATGACTTGATCCAGAAGAAGTATTAGCAGTTGCACTAAAGTCAATACCGTGACCGCTTGCTAATTTTAAATTTCCATCAACAATACTCATATCACCATCACGGAACATATAAGTATGAACATTGTTTCCCTGATCTTTATAAAAAGCCCAATCTCCACCACCAGTGCCAAGGTTTCCTTTTGTTATTCCTAATCTCTTTTTATGAATGCCATTTTGAAAAAAGTCTATTCCTGTTGCAAAACTAGAGTTTGCACTACCGTTTGTAGTTGTTTCAATCTGTAGTGCTGGATGAACGCCTGACGTACTAGTTACACTTCTTTCAATAAGCGTTTTACCATCTGATTCAATGCGAAGTCTCTCTGTTGGTGTATTACTATTAGTTCCATGTCCTATAATAAAATTACCATTACCATCATTGTATATACGAGAGTCTAATCCACCAGAGGGAACAGCCATCACTATATTCGGAGTTCCAGAAGTAACTGTGAGAGTATTATTCTGTACTTCAAGTGCTCCACCACAAATAATATTTTTAGCAACACCGATACCACCAGAAACTTTTAAAGCACCTGTTGTAGTAGTTGTTGATTGAGTTGTTTGTGGTATTTGAACTTGACCATCATCTTGGATAATCAGTCTATCTTGCCAACCACCAACATAAGTTTGGAATTTGTGTCCATTTTCATCTGCCTGATATATAATTCCTGCTGCGTTTGTAGAGTAAATATAATTATCTTGTCCACTAGTGCTTCCTAATTCAAGTACTCCAGTTTTAATCTTAACAGTGCCATTTGTTGTGATGCGAAGTTTTTCACTGATTGTGTTCAGTAAATCTGTTCCAACAGCCTTTTCAGATGTTGCTGCTGCATTTAAAAATCTAATATCACCATTACTCTCAGTTACTACTGCACCATATGCTTTATTATTTGATCCATCCGCATTTGCCTCCCATACGATTGGAACTCCACCGTGTGCTGAACCAGTGTAATTATTTCTAATTTTAATATATCTGTTCTTGAATCTATTTCCGTTTGCAACTCCTGCTTTAAATACCGTCAGATATTCAGTTGTCTCTGGAAAACTGGTGCTATTAATTTGTAACCTACTATTTGTGTATGAATAATTTCCACCAATATTAACGGTTCCGCTTGATGTAATGCGAAGTCTTTCATCATTATTAGAAGCACCCCAATCTCCATCAGTTCCAGCATTACCTGTATAGAAAAGAACAGCACCATTATTACTTCTTGCACCAATAACTAAATCTTGTCCAGTTCCGCTACTTGACCATTGAGTAATTGCTGGTAATGCATTTTCACTTGCAGAAGTTAATTCTCTAAAAGTAATACCACCTTTAACATGAAGTTTAGTGTCTGGATGCACATTTCCATCAGCAGTAGTGTCATTTATAACAAGATCACCATCAGATGTGATGCGAACTCTTGTGTCAAACGTACTACCATTAAAAGTATTAAATTTAATGGTTGAACCACCAATAACTGGATTTTGATAATAAGCTCCACCAGCAATTATATAAGCATCATGACTTCCTTGACCAGTTTCTCCAGAATTATTAATACGAAAAAGATTAGTGCTATTGGTCTTGAGTTCGAGTTGATATATTAAATTATTAAACAATCCAATTCCAACTTTACCATCAGATTTGATGCGAAGTTTTTCTGCTGGTGTTTCATTTAAACAAGTAAAGAATGCTAAATATCCATCTTGGTTAGATGCACCACCAACCCACTCTCTTTCTTTACCAGCAACAATTCTTGCTGCTGACACGTCTATACCACCACCAGTTCTATTAAAATTAAAATGTTGTTCAACTGTCATTGCACTACTACCAGCAGTTGCAGCAGTATTTTTAAATGAATGCACTATCGAACCATTATTTGATGCAGTTGAGGTTAATGTTCCATTTTCTGAGATGCGAAGTTTTTCTTGTGAATTATTTGTCATAAAGACAATATCATCTCCCGTTATGTTACGAATGACAGTTCCACCATATGCTGTATGATGACCAAATATTGAACCATAACTATTACCTTTGTTTGCACCAAAGTAACACATAGACTCTGTTGACTCTGCAATTTGTACGGGAACATTATTATCAGCAACAGGAGTTGTTTGAGATCCATTCGTTTTAAATAAACTTCTACCGCCTGAGTCGATGCGAAGTTTTTCAGTTCTATTACCACCATCATCAGTATGGAATACAAGGGAAGATGCTTTACTATTGCTTGCCTGAGTAATCATTCCAATAGAGCAAATTCTATTCTGAGAATCACCACTTATATTAAATTGAAGACCTGTATATGTTCCACCACTTACATGTCCAGAAGTATTAAGAAAACGAGCAACATTAAAGGCTGCACTTTGTGCGTTACCATCATAAGCAACTCCGTTATTTTGTTTTACATCTAACCTAGTAATTGGAGATGTTTGATTGATACCAACGTAACCATTTGATGCGATGCGAAGTTTTTCATTACTTCCACCAACACCAAATAGAAGATTTGCTTCACTCCTTAAAACAATGTCATGCTGACTGGCTGTAGTAACGAAATGTGAAGAGGCACCTGCTATGCCTAATTGTCCACCTGCTGTGCCAGAAGCATCTCGATCTAATTTAATAGCACCATAATTACCTGCTGTAGCTTTTCTTATTCTTATTTGAGTATTTGAACTTGTATCACCATTTATATCTAATTGTACATCTGGTGAGTCAGTTCCAATACCAATATTGGCAGATGAATTTATTGCTAATGCATTTTTAGCATCAATTTTAAATTTAATTGCATTACCTGTTTGAAATCTGAAGTAATCATTCGCACTGTCAGTTGATGGAGAATACAACTCCATAAATCTCTGACCAGCAGTTGATCCTTGATTACCACCCCACTGCTGTAATATTTTATTAAGTCCATCTCTATGGATTCTAACTTGAGCACTACCTGGATTATCTGTTCCAATACCAACATTACCACCATCTGTAACTGTAAGAACTTCGGTATTACCATCAAACAAATTAATTATATCTGCTGTTCCACTCTGTGTGACTGCTACACCCACTATACTATTACTGTTCGCAGCAACTTCGACTCGATCAACACCAATCAAATCAGTATCTAAAGTTGTTGTAGTTCCTTCAACTGTTAAATTATTAATTACCCTTACATCATAAAATGTAGATATACCACTTGGGTTGCTGATTGGCCCACTATAACTTCCTGCTGTTAATATACCACTTATCTTTGCATTTCCATTTACATCTAATGCAACTGTTGGACTTGAACTATTAATACCTACTCTATTATTTGTATCATTCAAATAAAAGAAACCATCATAACTAAATGGTTTTGCCATCTGTGTGCCATTTACAGTTCCATTACCAGGCACACCAATACCAAGAGAAACTCCCAAAGCAATACAGAAAAAACTATCCTGTGCTGTGGGAGCATTCGCAAATGTTATTTCGCTATTATTAACTTGATATGCAGACTCTGGTTCTTGTATAACACCACCAACAGAGACTAAAATTGCAAAGGCAGATCCTGGTAAAAATGCAGAACC